CGGCCTCGTGACGGTCGAACATCGCCACGGCCCGAACCGCCCACTGTCGAGGCGAGCCCTTGGTGGTCGCGTCTTCGAGAACGTAACCCCGCTGATCTGCGCCGGCGGCGGCCACGATGATTCCGTGGTCGTCGGCCCCCGTCTCGGCGGATACCGCCGGGTCTACAGCGACCACGATCCTCTCAAGGTCCGGGGCTTCCGCCCTGCGGCCCTGGTGCAACGTCAGGCGATCCCATATGGCGCCGACGGCCATCGGCTCATATTCACCGAGCCAGACATGCCCGTAACGTTCGCGGCGGTGTTCCTGGTCGTATTGGCGCTCCGCCTCCAACTCGGCGGGGAAGAACTTGTTCTTGTCGTAATTGATGCCGAGGATAATGGCATTCTCTGGCGGGGTTGGCCCACGAAAGAACACGTCAACCGGGTCGGCGGCGCTGCGAGGGTTCCAACTGAACCATAATTCCGAGCCCTCGGCGCGGATCGTCGGTCTGAGCAATTCCAGGGACTTCGCGGATAACGTCTGCGCCTCCTCGGCCCAGGCCACATTGAAGCCCTCAAGCGACTTGATGCTTTCCGCCGTGTGGTCCTGCATCCCCACGAATGTGATAACCCCACCGCCGGGCGTTATGATCTGGTCATGCAGTACCTTGAATGCTGGGCCAAACCCCAGGCGTTGGATTTTGTCCTCAATCAGACGCTTGGCGCTCTCTTTGAGCGACTTTTGCACTTCCCGGATGCAAACGGCTCGGAAGCCCTCGTTCTGCGCCGCGTTGGCGACCATCGCCTCGGCGAAGAAGTGCGACTTGGCCGAACCTCGGCCGCCATACAGCGCCTTGTAGCGGCTTGGCCGCATGAAGTCATCGAAGGCCGCAGCGGCGGCCCCTATCCTGGCTTGCTGCCCCATAGAATGATCGGCCCGCCGTCCTTGCCGGCGTGTTCGAGTTCACGTTTTTCCGCCCACTTCATGCGGGCTTTTGTCCACCAGATCGCCGCCGTCGTGTCGCCATTGATGGCCTTGTTGTATAACGTGCCGCCGATCTTGGCGTTCGCCTTGGTCGCCGCCGTATCCAGTTCCTTGCGGAAGTGCTTTCGCAGGGTCTTGTCGTCGATGCCGTCCCGGACCACCTGGCAGATGGACTCCTGCGGGATTCCAACGGCACTCATCTGCTCGACCAGCTTGCGCTCGTCGTCGGTGGGCTTGAACGTCGGCGCTCCATTACGCGGCATTTGCATTTTTTATAGTGGGGAATAAATCTCCACTACCCTCTAGCTTTGCTTGCTCTCCGGTGAAGCCCTGCCACCGCTTTACGATCACATCGCAGTAGGCCGGGGCAATCTCCAGGCCCAGGCATTGCCGGCCCGTCATCTCTGCCGCAATCACCGTCGTGCCACTGCCAAGGAATGGATCATATACCGCTTGGCCGGGGCTGCTGTTGTTCTCGATGGGGCGCTTCATGCACTCGACCGGCTTCTGGGTACTGTGGCCTGTCTCGGACTTCAAGGGCTTGTCGATATCCCATACCGTCGTTTGTTTTCGCCCGCCGCAATAATGGCCCTTCTTGTTTTTCTTTACCGCATACCAGCAAGGCTCGTGCTTCGGGTGATAGTCGCCCCGCCCGATAACCATGTTGTTCTTTGCCCAAATAATCATGGCGCGAAGGTCGAAACCCATTTCCATTAGGCCCACGCCCACGCCCACGCCCACGCCCATTCTGTCAGCGTGCCAAACATACGCAACATCACCGGGAAACAGCGCCCAGGCTTCCCGCCAATCGGCCACGCCGTCGTTGGCTACAGTGCCAATCGCGCTGGCTCCGATAGGCGTCCCATCGGCCCGTTTTGCCTTGTTACGCCAATCCGCGTCGTATTCCACCCCATACGGCGGGTCCGTCACCATAAGGTGCGGCTCTACGTCCACCAGCAATGCGCTAACATCATCAGCGCTTGTACTATCGCCGCAGCGTAGGCGGTGCTTGCCGAGTATCCATGTGTCCCCCGGCTTTGTCACCGGATCGTCGGGAACCGGGGGGACTTCGTCGGGGTCGGTCAATCCTTCGGTTTTGTCAGCCATTAACGACTGTAGTTCCATTTCCCCGAATCCGGTAAGATCGAGGTCGAACCCTTCTGCGTCCAAGTCCCGCATTTCCAGGCCGAGCAAGTCCATGTCCCACTCGGCGTCCTGGCCGGTGCGGTTGTCCGCGAGGCGGTAGGCTTTGGCCTGGGTATCGGTCAATCCCTCTGCGATGTGGACCGGAACCTTGGCTACACCAAGCTGCCGCGCTGCCAAGAGGCGGGTGTGGCCGGCGATGACCACCATTTCCTCATCAACCACGATGGGTTGGCGGAAACCAAATTCCTTAATGCTTGCTGCCACCTTGGCAACGGCGGCATCGTTCTTGCGCGGGTTCCGAGCATACGGCACGACCTGGCCGACCGGCGTAAGAGCTACCTTCATTTTAGACCCATCTCCGCAGCTAGCCTCTTAACAAAATCCTGCTGCTCTTGTGTCGGGGTTCCCGCAGAAGAGTCGTTGGATAGAATCCTCGCAGCAACTGTGGCCCGGATATCCTCGCCAGCACCATATCCCTGGAACTGGGCTTTTTGCTGATCGGTCAACCCGAAGGTCGGCCCCAGGCCAGGGCGCCGCATTACCACCCTCGCCGCTTCGTTCAGCAACACTGCATTTTTTTGGTCTTCATTCAAATTAGAATACGGGTTCAGGATGACTTTATTGTCTTCAGCCGCCATTCCCGCAACCTTTGGATTTTTACGGAAAAACTCAACCTCTGACGGCCATGATTCCCTGTATTCCACGCCGCCGGGAAGGGACTTAATCACCCGCCCTGATTGATCGCCGCCGTAGCGCGTCAACTTCTGCGTTAGAGGACCAGCCGGCGGCCCTGTTGGAACATCGCTTCCACCGAAACACACCCGCCTAGTCTCCTCAGTCACGCCACCCACTCGCCGCGTCCCGATAGGGGGTCAAGCGCAAGCACGACCTCGGCCTGCCGGCGGCCCGCTTGATCCAACGCAAGCACGACCTCTGCCTGGTCGTCCTCGTCCCGGTCTTTGCAGCCTAAGCACCGACGGTTACCAATCCATTCGGAGCGGAACATCGCGCCGCACTGAAGGCACTTTCGTGGCGCTCGCTCTGGGTCATTTGCCGGCCGCTTGGTCCCCGCGAGATTGCTGCCCGACTCAATGTGCTTCAGACCCAGGTCGTGGAGCCACCGATGAATTGAATCCGACGAGGCGTTGACAGCGCGAGCGATAGCCTGGACATCACTTTTTTTTGCCCACATGTCCCGCAAAATTATCTCATTTGCCGGGGTGCGGATTTTGCTTCCTGGCATAGGCGATGCCCCCCGCTCGCCCCACGCAAAAAGGGCCGGGCGATCTCTCAGATCGCACGACCCCATACATGCAGAGTGTTTTATACATAACCGGCCGGAATGTCAATATTTTGTGCTCACCCCGCTTTCACCGGCCCCATGTGGTGTTTTGTGCCAAGACTCTGAGGCCGTGCTTGATGGCTGGGCGAAGGGTTTTATCCAGGACCGCGCTCATGTCCTCGCGGACGGCGGCGGCCTCGACGGCGACGGCGACGACTTGGCCTTCCCGGAGCAGGGCCTCACGGGCTCGCCGGTATCGCCGCTCGATACGCTCTTCATCCTCGTCCGAGCGTTCCGTGCGTTCTGGCCACTCTTTCTCGATGGCGAGTGTTTTTGGGAATGGCTTGCCAACGGCGGCGTAGTGCAGGCGGGCGTATTCGATGCCACGGTCGTGCTCTTCACGTGTGATGTGCTTATGCGCCAAGAGCCAGCCAAGCGGATAACCACATCTGTCGTATGCGTCCGCCCCTCTTGTCCCCGCCGCCAGCGCCAGGCGCTTGGCGAGATATTCCAGCGTCGGCCCAATCTTGATCGGCGTGGTTCGGCGTGGACGGCGGCGCCTTGCTTTTTTCGTCCGCCATCCCGGTTTCGCGACTCCCATTGGCGACTCCCATTTTCCTGGTGCGACTTCCCGAACCACAGGCGGGGCGGCCCCTGGAAGTCCGCCCCCGAGTCCTGTGGGCGCGGGCGTCGCCCGGGCCCGCCCTTTCGTGTTCCTTGGCCGCCGCCTCCCGCATGAATCTCGCGCGAACACCTCTCCGCCGGCCTCA